TTAATCAAACATTTTGATTTAGAGGTATTAAGAGACAATGCAAAAGATAAAGTTATTGAACTTTCAAACAATTCTACGATTCGTATGGGCTCCATTAATCAAGTTGATTCGGTCGTGGGTAGGTCTTATGATCTCATCATATTCGACGAGGCCGCTCTCACAGACGGGAGGGATGCTTTCAATGTTGCGCTCAGGCCCACACTAGACAAAGAAAACTCTAAAGCAATCTTTATATCTACTCCAAGGGGTAGAAACAACTATTTTGCTGAGTTTTACTACAGAGGTCATAGCGATGAATTTCCAGAGTGGTGCAGTGTAAAAGCAACTTACCACGAAAACCCTCGTGTATCAGAGTCCGATATTATAGAAGCAAGAAAAACAATGTCAGCTAATGAGTTCGCCCAAGAATACATGGCAGACTTTAATGTTTATGAAGGCCAAGTATGGGCATTTAATCACGAAGAATGTATTGCAGACCTTTCACAAATCGACGTTAGTCAAATGGATGTTTTTGCAGGACTTGACGTAGGATATAAAGACCCCACAGCTTTCTGTGTAATTGCTTATGACTGGGATAATAAAAAATACTATCTCATAGATGAGTACATGGAAGCGGAAAAAACAACAGAACAACACGCAGCTCAGATTCAAAAATTAATTCATAAATGGGATATTGATTATATTTATATTGATTCAGCAGCTCAACAAACAAGATACGACTTTGCACAAAATTATGATATCAGTACTATAAATGCCAAGAAATCCGTACTAGACGGAATTGGACATGTAGCTACTGTAGTTGATAACGATGGGATAATTGTTAATCAAACTTGCAAAGAAGCACTCATTTCATTGGACCAATACCAATGGGACCCTAACCCTAATTTATTAAAAGAGAAACCGAAACACAACATGGCATCCCATATGGCCGATGCTATGCGTTACGCGTTGTATACATTTGAAACTACAGCCACAACGTTCTAGCAAGACCTACAAAAAACAGTTCTTGACATTTGCTGTATGTTTTTGTTATAATTCTAATTAAGAGTAGAAATATGAATTTCAAAAGAGACTTAGTTAAATACGTACGAGATAAAGCAAAATCGAAATATAAGAAATCAAGCGATTGTTATATTTGTGGTGGTTGCGAACAGTTAGATTTTCATCACTATTACGGGCTTACAGAACTACTAGAAACTTGGATAAAAAAGAAAAAATTAAATATTAGTAACGAACAAGAAATACTAGAGATTCGAGAAGCCTTTATTGATGAACACTACAAAGAACTTTACGAAGATACAGTAACACTCTGCCATAGTCACCATATGAAACTACATTCAGTGTATGGTAAACGACCCAAGTTGATACACGCAGAGAAACAAAAAAGATGGGTCGAGAAACAGAGAGACAAATATGGCATGGTATGATAGATTCTTAGGAAGAGATAGCGAGGAAAAACTTAATCCTTCGCAATATGTTATATCCCGAAATGAGGGAATGACCATTGATTCTCGTGAAGTAATTACTAACTACAGAAACGCTTATGAACAATTAGAAATTGTTAATAGAGCTGTCAACATGATTGTTGATGATGTAGCAGAAATTCCATTCTCAGTAGGAGAAAAGATAGTAGGTACTAATAATATTCTTAAGAATATAAGAAGATCTAAAGTAGAGTTACTACTAAATGTAGAACCTAACCCTTTTCAAGATATAAGTTCTTTTAAAAGAAACTTAATTATTGACTTACTAATAGATGGAAATATCTTTATTTACTTTGATGGTGCTCACTTGTATCATTTACCTGCAGATAAAGTAACAATCTATACTGATGACAGTACTTACATAGAAAAATTTACATATGACAACTCAATAGATTATAGTCCAAACGAGATTATCCATGTAAAAGAAAATAGTTTCAACTCCATATATAGAGGAGTACCAAGACTAAAACCTGCATACAGAACTATGCAACTACTTGCAAGTATGAGAAACTTCCAGGATAACTTCTTCAAGAATGGAGCAGTTCCAGGATTAGTACTTAAGAGCCCAAACACTCTTTCTGAGAAAGTAAAAGAAAGAATGATGCAAGCATGGAGTATGAGGTATAACCCTAATTCAGGTGGAAGAAGACCACTTATATTAGACGGAGGTTTAGAGGTAGATCCTTTAACTGATGTAAACTTTAAAGAATTAGATTTTGCAGAATCAATAAAAGCAAATGAAAGAATTATACTAGAAGCTATGGGAATACCACCCATCTTACTAGACGGCGGCAATAACGCTAACATAAGACCTAATCACAGATTATATTATCTAGAAACTGTACTACCTGTAGTTAAAAAACTTGGGTACGCACTAGAAAGATTTTTTGGTTTTTCACTATCTGAAGATGTAACAGGAATTCCTGCTTTACAGCCAGAGTTGAGAGACCAGGCAGCATACTATGCTACTCTAGTTAACACTGGAATATTAAGTGCTAACGAAGCAAGAGAAGCATTAGGAAAAGAACCTGTAGCCGGATTTGATGAGCCAAGAGTACCTGCAAATATAGCAGGCTCTGCCACAAACCCGGAACAAGGCGGTAGACCTGAAGAGGCTGCCCCAAGCGAGGAAGAATAATTATGACAAAAGATATGATGGTAAAGTCTCTTTCTGAGTACTTTAAAAAAGAAGGCGGCCCAATGGGTTTACCTGCTTATAAAGCAAAAGGAACTGATGTTCCTATTAAAGATTACTTATTAAGAAGAGCATTTGGTTCTTGGAGTAGAGTACTCAGCGTAGTATCAAAAAGATACCCAGTAGACATAGTAACTACACCAGAAGTAAAAGAAGCACCTGTTGAGAAAAAAGCACCTGCTAAGAAGAAAGTGGAGACAAAAGATGTCGAATAAAATTTATCATTGGACAAGTACTTTTAAATCACTAGGAGAATCTGATGATGGCGGTGTTGAAATCAAAGGATCAGCAAGTACTAATGGTCTTGACAGAGCTGGAGATATTATAGAAAGTGATGCATGGACAAAAGGTGGATTAGAGAACTTCAAAAACAATCCAATAATTCTGTTCAATCACAACTACGACAAACCTATTGGTCGTGCAAAAGATTTACAAGTTACAGAAAACGGTTTAGAGATATCCGCAAAGATATCAAAAGCTGCAGGTGATGTAACACAACTAATTAAAGACGGTGTCCTTGGAGCTTTTTCTGTCGGTTTCAAAGTCAAGGACGCTGATTATATGACTGAAACCGATGGATATAAAATAAAGGACGCAGAGCTTTTTGAAGTTTCTGTAGTATCAGTTCCTTGCAACCAAGGGGCAACCTTTGGCTTAAGCAAGTCATTTGATAGTATGGAACAGTACAACGAGTACAAGCAAACTTTTTACAAGGCTAACCCAGCAGAATCAGCAGACGCTGTTAATGTTGAGCAGCCAAGACGGGAGGAATCCCATAACATGGAGACAAATATGTCAAACGAAAAACAATCTCCTGAAAGCAATTTTGATTTAGAAGCTTTTGCAAAGAAAGTAGCTGCTGATACAGCTGCTGAAATTGCAATGAAACAAGCGGAATCTAAAGCTGCTGAACAGAAGGCTGCAGACGAAGCTGCTCAAAAAGCTGCCGATGAAGCTGAAGTTCAAAAAGCTAACGAAGTAGCTGATCAGGAAAAAACTAAAACTATAGTTGAAGCAGGTTTAACAGGAGCTGAAAAGCTAATGAATGACGTTGAAACTAGAGTTAAAGAAGACTACACTCAATTAGAGTCAGTAGTAAAATCTTTAGAGTCACAACTAGCTGAGAAATCAGAAGAAATCATGAACATCAGAGAGTCTAAAAGACATTTCTCTGACAGAGGTTCAAATGGTGACTGGAAAAAAACTTTTGAGCAAGATATCCTTGACGCAAAATTTGCTGGTTTAGCTACTGGTAAAGGCTGGGACAATGATGTAGCTAAAGGTGTAATGGAAAAAGTTAACGCACATAGTGGTGTTGCTGTTTCATCTGCAGACTTTGAGCAAGTTGTTTCAACAAACATCGAAAGAGATATTCAGAACGAGTTGGTATTAGCACCTTTATTTAGAGAAATCTCAATGACTTCTGCTAATATGATTATTCCAATCTTACCAGATGCTGGTTATGCTGAATTTACAGGCAACCAAGCAGCTACGGGTTCAAGCCCGCATGGTAACTTGCAAGAAAGAGGGGATTCTTATAACCCTGGTTCAGCAGGTGGGGTAGATATGACTGAAAGAACTCTTTCAACTAAGAAACTTATTTCACAATCATACTTAGGTAACGAAACTGAAGAAGATGCAATCTTACCAATTCTTCCTTTAATTAGAGAATCAATGGTGAGAGCACACGCTAGAGGTATCGAGAATGCTATCCTAGCTGGTGATGACGCTGACGGTGCTTATGGTACTTCAGGTGCAGCTTTTGAAGGTTTACTACACTTAGCAAGAAATGACAGTGACTACACACAATCAGATACAGCTTTTGCAACTGATAAACTTGTAGCAACTGACTTACTTGAAATGAGAAAGAATATGGGTAAATATGGTATAAACCCAAGTGAAGTAGTATACATTGTTTCACAAAGGTCTTACTATGAACTATTAGAAGATGCAGAGTTCCAAGACGCTAACCTAGTTGGCGACATGGCTACTAAGCTTTCTGGTGAAATTGGTCAAGTATTCGGTTCAAGAGTACTATTATGTGACGAATTTGCTACACCAGCAGTTTCTAAGTTCGGAGCTATCGCAGTTAATCCAAGAAACTTTGTATTACCTAGATTAAGAGGTGTTACAGTAGAATCAGACTACGAAGTAGCTAACCAAAGAAGAGTCCTAGTGGCTTCTCAAAGAATCGGATTTACCGATCTTATCGATGGTGCAACTTCTAAGTGGGGTTGGATGTATAAAGCTAGCTAATATTAGCTTAATAAGGTTTATGGGAGTGTACCTAACACTCCCACTTTTTAATTATGGCAAATTTAATAACATTAGCACAATATAAAGATTTCGCGGGACTCACCGGGGTTTCCGAAGATTCAAAAATTAACGTTATTATACCAGCCATCAGCCAAACAGTAAAGACATACTGTGGCACAAGTTTTGTAGATTATTATTCAAGTGCAAAGACCGAATACTATGATATTAGGGATAAGTACACAAATGCAATAATACTCGATGAAAGTCCAGTTGTGAGCGTGACTTCAGTTTCCGAAAGGGAAAGTCAATCAGACTCATATACGACTTTAATAACAGGTAACTCTGATAGTAGTGGTAAGTATGAATATGTAGTGGACGAAGCACTCGACACCGTTTTCAGAACAACTGCAACAGGTGATGCATACTTTCCGCAAGGTAGAAAAGCAGTAAAAGTTGTCTATACTTCAGGGTATGCGTCAACACCAGAAGATTTAAAATTAGCGTGTTTTGATTTAGTAAAGTATTACTTAAAAGACGAAAGAAAAGCAAACTTAACTATATCAGGTGCACAGATACAAAATCCTGTATCAACAAGTTTAAGGGAAAACATAGGATTTCCAGACCATATTAAACGTATATTGGATTTTTATAAGATACATAAGTAATGAGTAAGTTTAAGTTTACTCAATTACCTAGTAATCCAAGTACTGGAGTATCTTATAAGTCCTTAGTAAGAAAACAAGCAGAGGATTTAGAAAAAAGTGCAACAAGTTTAGGTCAAGAGTTAAGGAACATACAGTTAGGCACTATTAAAAATAGTTCACAGTTTTTTAGAGAGTTGAATGAAGCAATTACTAATGCAGGACTATGGGGAGACCCTGAGGTAATGCAAGCATGGGCATCTTTTGGAGGTCAAAAAACTCAGCAACAGTTTAGTAGTGCATTAAAACAATTAGCTGGACATTTAAGAAAAGTAGGACATAAGTTACCTACTACTTGGAATGTTGGACACAAGACAATGGAACCTATTAATGTTTCTATTTCTTTAACAATTATGGCTATACAAGATGCGCAGATAGAAGCTGCAGCAAAAGGAGAAGCAAATACTGAGTTTTGGAGAAAAAACGAAGTACTGCTAGGTAGATTAAGAAAGTTACGAGCTGTAGGACATGTAATTGCCCAAGCAGAAAAAAAGGGAGATGCTGATAACAAAGTTATAACTGAAACTTTAAAAGCAATGTCAAAGAACAACCATATAGACATCTCTCATTTAAAAGAGCTAGATATTAAAATTAATGATGGAACTTTAGCTACTTACACAATGGAAACTAAAGGGCTGAATCTAAATGAAAAAGCTCCAAAGCAACTTAAGTTAGGTGGGTTGAGAAGAGCCTTAGTAACTGGCAACCTTGAGCAAATACTTAGTAATGAGCTTACAAAAGCAATAGAAGATGCTGGAGTATTGACCGTAACAGGGTCTAAAAGTATAGGAGATGAGCTTGGGGACCAGCTAGTTAAGGCAGGGGTTGGAAAGAAAACAAGAAAGTATAAAAAGAGGTCAACAGGCAAAGTTTCAAAAACTATTAAAACTCCTGAAACAAAGACTATAACAGATAAAGCTAGATCAGGTGGAAAAGCAGCAGCATCTACTGCAGAGAAACTAGAAAAAGCAGCAGCACTACTTGCGTCTAAAAGCGTAAACAGTAGTAAAGATTTAAATATTGCGGGAAGTCAAAAAGAACTCAATGCAATAAAAAACAAAATTAACAGACGACTACCGGCAGAGATTAGAAGGAATATGGGAAGACCCGCTTTAATTAATAGGACAGGTCAATTTTCTAATAGTGTAAAATTATTAAATTTAAGAGATACAGGAAAAACACTAACAGGACAATATACATATACCTTAACAGGAGGAGGGCAAAGTAAGAATAAAACAGGAGTTTATTCAACTTTTGAAAACTCAGCTAGGTGGCCGGCAGGGTACAATCCAAAGCCTCTTATAACAAAAAGTATAAGAAGACTAGCGATGGAAATGACTGAAAAAAGATTTACACTTAGGAGAGTATAATGGCATATAGAACGCAAAGAAAAAAGATAGCCGAAGCTCTTGTAAAAAAGTTAAAAGAAATTGATGGAAATTATCCATATAATTCAAATCTCTATCAAAACGCTGATTCACATTTAGTGTTTTTAGATGAGATACAACAATACCCAAAAGTATGTGTTGTGGCTGGGGACGAGATACGTCAGTATCAACCCGGTGGATTTAAATGGAGATTTTTAACGATAACAATTAGGGCCTATGTACAAGACGCAAATGACCCTCAAGAAAATTTATCATTATTACTCGAAGACATCGAAAGAGTCGTAGACGAAAATGATATACTAGTGTATGATGATACTGTATCACCACATCTATCAACTACATCTGCAAATATTCAATCAATAGGAACAGATGAAGGGGCAATTGCTCCATTAGGTATTGGTGAAATGGTAATCGAAGTACGATATTAGGAAACAGGTAAAGCAGAAAATTCTAGCTAAACCCTTTCCATTATAAATTATAGGAGATAAGCAAAATGGCTTTAAATCTATCAAGAAATACCAAGGTATTTGTATCATCTGCAAA